TAAGTGTATCAATATTTGATGTGTTTTCAATTAATTGGAGACTTTCCATAAATTGATAAATGGTACCAGAATTAACTAAGACTCGAGTTCCATCAGTATCCATAACGAATTTATTCGATTCTATAGTCGCTTTAGAAGTGTCATTTAAATTTGGCCAGAATATATATCGCAATATAACTAAAACCAAAAATATAAGAAAAATCAACAAGGGAATCGGCATATACTATGACCTTTTAGTTTAAAAGAACTTCCTGATACTTCCCAGAACAGCATATACTTTTAGAATCATGCTGATGGGGATTTCCTGTTCACAAAACTCCTCGCTTTTATTAGAAGGAATAAGCCGTACATAACCTTCTTTTTGGCTTAACCTGACTCTTTTCACAGTACGATATTCCTCTGTGACAATACCGTATATTTCTCCTGCAGGGAGATACTGGATAGGCGTCGTTACTTCACGAAGTGCGATAATGTCGCCATTGCTTATCTCCGGCTCCATTGAGTGTCCAGTAAGGTTGCACCATATCACTCCTTCCTGATTGTAGGGAGGATAATTAATATAGAAGTCAGGATTCCTAGTCTGATCATTTATGATTATATCAAAACCACCTATGAAATCCACATTAAAATAGGGTGCTCCTTCATGTAGCTGATTAACTGATGGTAGCTGGTTTTCTTTTTTCTCTGATTCTGAACGGAGCATATTCCCTTCTCCGGTAAGTAGCCATGCCGGTGAATATTGGGGATAATTTTCAACTAATATCGAAATCCACTTAGATTGAATATCCGTTCCATTATTGATTGCACGTGATAGAACACCTTTGCTCGCCCCTATACTTCGTTCTAAAGCACCTATTGTTATGCCTTCGTTGGATGCTATTTCTTGTATTCTTGATAAAATATTTCCCATAAAGTTGAAAATTATCCCTTTTTACTTGTTTGGTTGAAAATTATCCCATACATTTGCAAAGTATTCCAATAGGAACACGCCCTAAAGGTACAAAATAAAGACTATAAAACAATAGAATTATGGCAGAAACAAGAAAACTCATTAAAGCAAGCGGTGAACTTCAGGAGGAAATCGCCGCAAAACTGAAAGTAACAACCCGTTCTGTTCGTTCGGCTTTGGCATACGATACCAATAGCCCTACAGCAAGACTTATTCGTTCGTATGCCTTGAATCATGGAGCAAAGCTCTATGAGCTGAAGGAAATGGAAAATCCGTATGCGGAAGTTATTAACCTTTAAAAAAATCTGTATGAATCTTACAAAGTACTCCTCTAAGAACATCGAATCACAGCTTGAACATGTATGCGAACTGATAGACTTAGTGAAAGGTGATAGAGGATTTCGCGAGGCTGTTCAAGACGAAGAGTTTTGTATGCTAATAAAGATGCAGGCGCAATTGTTCGAAGAAATTAAGAAAAGAGAAAAATATCAACCAACTGCATAAGTGATGAATCCTTGCCATTCCCGGTTCGAGAGAATAGGGATGGCTCAAAACCAAAACCATAGAATCATGAAACGAATCAATACTACTACACGCTATCTGCTGCTGATACTGGCAGCAGCCATACTGAACCGACTGACAGATGGCACAATGAACTTGATTATAACCGTTACCCTTTGCCTGGCACTTATACCTGCAGCAATACGTTTGGACAGAGAGGATAAGAGAGCACAGAAAAAGGAATGAATCACACACGGCTTGCAGAACTTAGTAAGGTGGCTGCCGTCCGGGTTCAAGTCCCGGAGCCGGACTACAATCTTAACGAATTAATCATGGAAATGTACGGAAACACATTATGCGTCAGCTTTACGGAGCTTGTGGGGAGCGGACTTATCAGCCAGCCCACCTATAAGAAATACATTCGTGAAGGCAAGCTTACCCTCCTCCAGCGGGGAGGTAACGGACGCGAGGCCCTGATTGCCTACCGCTCCATGCCGGAACGGCTCCGTGCAGCATACGATGACACATTCAAGAATGCATACGAGGAAATGAAACAGCGTGAGCAGGAAAAGTACATCAACACACAGATTCGGTTCGATGCCGAAGCGGTACGGTTCTTCAAGGAATTTGAGTCGCGTATCGAGCCTGCCAGACAATTGGAATACATCCTGAACGCCCAGGTGATGAACGAGATGGTGCGTACGGAGAAGGCACGCAGTGTGGAACATGCCAAAGGAGGTTTTGCCCGTCGTGCGGAAACATGGAGCAGCGTGCAGATCTGCTGTGAGCGTCTCCGCGAAATTACAGGCCACACACTTCCGAAGAATCCGGCCCGTCTGCGCGAGAAGTTCAATGCTTACAAGCGTGAGGGATACGTGGTACTGGTTAGCGGTAACCTGGGCAACAGTGCGGCACGCCGCATCGGAAAGGCCGAAGGTGCTCTTCTGCTGAAGCTTCGCCGAAGCAAGTTCCCTGTCTACACCGATATGCAGCTCTTTGAGGAATACAACCGTCAGGCGGTGCTTCGCGGACTAAAGACTATCAAGAGTCCTACTACGATGCACAGTTACTTGAACGATCCGGCGGTAATGGTTTGGTGGTTTTCTGCTGTTCACGGAGAAAGGGAATTCAAGAACAAGTATATGCCAACCTTCGATACGGTAATGCCGTCCATGCCTAACTCGCTGTGGTATTCAGACGGTACGAAGATAAACCTTTACTACCGTGCATACGATGACAGACAGAAGCGATGGGTGGCACGAACCACGGATGTGTACGAGGTGATGGATGCCTGCACGGAACTGTTCCTCGGCTACTTTATCGGCGACGGCGAAAACTTCTACAACCAGTACATGGCGTACCGGATGGCATTGCAGACATGGAAGGTGAAGCCTTATGAGATAGTGACCGATAACCAGGGAGGACATAAGAAGCTGGCTTCGCAGGGATTCTTCAAGAAACTCTGCCATATTCACAAAACCACGATGCCGCACAACGGCCAGTCAAAATCCATAGAGTCCGCTTTCGGACGATTCCAGCAGCAGGTACTTCATAAGCTTTACAACTTCACCGGTCAGAACATTACGGCAAAGAAGCTTTCAAGCCGTGTGAACATTGACCTGGTAATGGCGAACATTGACCAGCTTCCCACGCTGGAGGAACTGAAACAGCAATATGCCGACTGCCGCGAAGAATGGAATTCGATGCAGCATCCTACCAGCCCCACCGGCATGACACGCAGGGAAATGTACACCGCGATAGAGAATCCGCAGGCACAGCCTCTAGACGATTACGAAGCACACGAAATCTTCATGCTGTTCTCTCAGGCCCCGGTGCAATACACCAAGGAAGGTTTCATCTTCCGCATGAACAAGCAGGAATACAGCTACATGGTGTATGGCGACGACGGACTGGTAGATATGAACTTCCACCTTCAGAACGTGGGCCGTCAGTTCCTCTACCGCTACGATCCGGAAGACATGACCCGCATCGAACTCTGGGCGGTGACTGACACGGGTGCCAAGTATGCGGCCATCGCCACACCGAAAGTCACTATCCATCGTGCCACTCAGGAACGTACAGAAGAAGAAAACGCTTATCTGTTTGCACAGCTGGATGCCAACCGCCGCACACGTGCAGCCATGCACATCGCCCAGGAGGAACTGTTTATGGAAGAAGCAATGGGCGAAGCCTACACAAAACTTCGTTTGCCACGTCCGGTGGCTGTGAGCGAAAAGCAGCTTGACGGATACCGCGAAGAAATGAAGCGTGGCACACTGGAAGCTCCGGTACCGATGCCCGAAACGGATATTCCGGAAGAGCCTGTACTGGCAGATGAACCGCTGACCTTTGCCTCATCAGGAGACTGGACAAAGAAAGTATCGAACATTACGTTCGATGAACTGGACTGTTTGAACAAATGGTAAAACGACAATTAACAAACAATTAAATACCTATTAAAACAATGAAAGGATTAACAACAGAAATGAAAGAACAGGTGCGTAGCGCACTGATTGCCTACCGCTCAAATTACCCTACGTTGAACCGTGCCGCAGAAAGCTTGCAGGGCGTAAGTTCGGCCACCGTGAGCCAGCTCTGCAACGGAAAGTATGAACTGATCAGCGATGAAATGTTTGTACGTATCGCCACGCAGATAGGCTTTGCCTTTGACTCATGGAACCTTCACGAAGGAAAGACCTTCAAGGAAATCACTTTTACGCTGAGCGATGCACAGGCTTACAAGAACGTGACATGGATTGTGGGTGATGCAGGATGTGGTAAGACCACAGCGGCCATCGAATACCGTCGCACGCACCGCAACGTGTTCTACATCCTCTGTTCGGAAGATATGCGACGCTCAGACTTTGTGCGTGAGATAGCCAAGCAGGTAGGCGCACCTACTGACACGACCAACCTCCGCGATATGCTGGAAAACGCCATCAGCATGATTTCTTTCCTGGGAAACCCGCTGCTGATATTCGACGAAGGCGACAAGCTGACTGACAGTGTATTCAACTACTTTATCAGCATCTACAACCGACTGGAAGGTCATGCAGGTATCGTTTTCCTCAGCACGGACTACATCAAGCGCAGAATGGATGCCGGACTTCGTTACAACAAGAAAGGTTACAAGGAAATAAACAGCCGCATCGGACGCCGTTTCTTCGATGTGTCTCCCACGGAAGAGAATGACATCTACGCCATCTGTCAGGCCAACAACCTGACCGACCGTGCCGATATAGAAGAGGTACTGAAGGATGCCAAGCGAAGCGACAACGACCTTCGCCGCGTGAAACGATGCATACACCGTCAGAAACGTATCATTGAAGCCAAAAGAGTGAATAATGAAAAATTAAAAATGAAAAACGGAGGAGATACGGATGAATAAGGAAGAAAATACACCGCCCCCACAGAAAAAGAAGTTCACTTTCGACCGCAATGCGAAGGGGGTTCGTGAACTTCTATCCATGAAGTTTGATGTGATGGATTTCAAAGGTCCCTGGTATGATGCTTTCGGTACTCCTGAACGGCGCGGAGTCTGGATCATTTGGGGAAACTCCGGAAGCGGAAAGACCAGTTTTGCCCTCCAGCTCTGCAAGTATTTGTGTCGTTTTGGGCGCGTGGCATACGACAGCATGGAGGAAGGTGCCTGCCGCACCATGCAGGATGCCATCCGGCGTACAGGAATGATGGACGTAAACAAGAAGTTCCTGCTGATTGACAACGAGAATATGGAAGAACTCAGCATCCGCCTCCGGAGACAGAAAAGCCCCGACATCGTGGTAATCGACTCTTTTCAGTACACCCGCATGACTTATCGCCAGTACATCGACTTCAAGGAGCAGCACAAACGGAAGCTGCTCATCTTCATCAGCCATGCCGAAGGCCAGTTGCCAAACGGACGCGCAGCCAAAGGAGTGATGTACGATGCCAGTCTGAAAATATACGTGGAAGGCTTCAGGGCCTTTTCGAAGGGACGCTTTATCGGTCCAGTAGGATATTACGACATTGTGCCGGAGAAAGCCCGGCAATATCACGGAGAAGAATAATCTTTTAATGAAGAATGAAGAATGAAAAATCAAGGATTAGCAATGAAAGACCGACTCATTACACCTCAGCAGGTGAAGGCACTGCAAGCCCAATTCCATAAGATGGGTTTTTCCGATGAAGACCGTCACGGGTTTATCAGTCAGTTTACTTCTGGGCGCACCGACAGCACTGCCGGACTGACGAAGGAAGAAGCAGGGTTGTTGCTCACCCGATTCAACCGTGAGGAAGCCGACCGACTACGCAAACAGGCACGTGCCCTGGTGAAACAGATATTTTCCCTGTCGTTCCGTATTTCCTGCCTTAACAAGAACTATACGAACGACACGGAAGCCGATTTTGAGATGAACAAAGCGAAGATTAACCAGTTCTGCCGTACACGCAGTAAGTTCCGAAAGAATATTACTGAGATGTCCCTGGAAGAGCTGAAGGAAGTAAAAAGACAATTTGAGGCAATGGCTAGAAAGGAGGAATGATATGAGAAAGCAGTCAGAAATAAACCGTGCAATAGAATACTTGAAACCTTTAGTCGACAAAGTGAGCCGACTGCAAGTAGAAATTTTGGAAAATAAGCGCAGCGAAACATGGGTATTCAATCAGTATGTGCGCGACGTTCCGGAAGACAAGCAAAACGAAACCTTGTTCTATGCGGCAAGGGATGCAGCTATGTTCCTCGCCGGAAAGATTGGTATCAGTTCCATCTGTCCGGATCTGGAGGACGAACCCGAAGAAGAGGAAGAGCAGGAGGAAACAATTACCCTGAGCCTTTCGGAGTACAAAAAGCTGCTTCTTCGCCTGGATAGAGTGGAACGCAGGTTAGGACTGAGAGTGGGCGATGTGGCTCCGGCACCACGTAAAGACATATCAGAAGCCCCCGATGAACTGATAGGTCAGGCCGATGCGTGCCGCATGATTGGGTGCGCAAAGACCACCATCAAGCAATGGGCCAACAAAGGACTCATTACCCGCTATCAGAAAGGATACAACGTGTACTACAGCAGACGTGAGTTGCTCGGAAGCTCTGTTGTGAAAGATTATAAAGACAGCAAGAAAAAAGATTAAGCTATGGAACATACAATCGAACAAATTCAGAATGACATTATGAACCGCATGCAGCAGTTTGATTTCGGCGACCGTGTAACGATACTCCGTGAGCTGGAAAACTTCTGCGGACAGCAGGCAGACGAAGCCATGAAAATGGAATATGACATGGCAGCAATGGAAGACGAATTAACCGACAATTAATAATCATTTAAACAATCATTAAAACTGAATTAATTATGGCAAAAAGAACCAAGAAAACAGTAATCAGCGGAGTAAGCCGCGAACAGTACGAACAGGCATTTGCAGAATTCGCTATGGCCGACGCAAAGGCCCAGTCACTCACAGCAAAGATGGATCAGGAAATGACGAAGATCCGTGAAAAGTACGCCGACCAGCTGGCCGAGCTGAACGAAACGAAAGACCGCACCTTTGAGGTGATGCAGACCTACGCCACCGAAAACAAGGATACGCTGTTCAGCAAAAAGAAAAGTCTGGAATCGGCACACGGTATCATCGGATTCCGCACAGGTAACCCGAAACTGAAGAATCGGAAAGGCTTCACCTGGGCAGCCGTAACAAACCTTTGCAAAGAGTTTCTTCCTGATTATATCCGCACCACGGAGGAACTGGCAAAAGACAAGCTGCTTGCCGACCGTGACGTACCGGAAGTTGCAGAACAGTTTGCCAATATTGGTGTAGAGGTGGTGCAGGATGAATCTTTCTACGTAGAACCAAAAAAGGAAAGCGATGCGGTCCAGACGGCCTAAATACACGTATGAACGCCGTGGTCCTCTTTGGATTGTGTATCGCAATGAATACACCCAGTCCACATGTGAAGGCACTCCCATAGCGGAGTGTCATTCACCGGAGGAAGCGAAGGATATGGTTTATAAACTTAACGGATGGAAGAAAAATGGGAAAGTACAGAATTGAAAGAAAATTTATCAAGAAACCTATTCCAAAATATGCATTGGAAGTATCTGGATACTATCACAATAGATTTCCTATTAAATCTCTTACGAAAGAGGAGGCAAAGGAAGAAATGGACATCATCGAAAGATACTTGAACAATTTTGTGTACATAGTTCGAAATTCGAAAAATATTCTTGGTGTAACCCATAAGATAGAACGCACAGATAACCGCATTACGGTATACACGCTCTACGATACACCTATAATCACATTCTGGATTGAGGAGGAAAAGGGAGATGAATAAGTTATTTTGTTGTAAATGTGGAAAAGAGATTAATCCGGATTCAGGATATTACAACGCACCATCCGGACCTCATTGCATATCCTGTTGGACAGGAAAAGATATAAATGATAGGATAAAAGAGTATGGGAAAGGAATATATGTGATTAAAACTGGAGCTGGAGACTACTTGAAAAAAGGATACCCAAAACTGTCATCTGATTTTTCGTATGAATTATGCTTTGTGAAAGATATTAAAAACGCAAGAAAATTCAGTGGTTTTATAGAAGCTTACAATTTCCAGAAATTGACTCCTTTTTTGGAGAAATGCAAAATCATTAAATTGGAATAGCCATGGCAGAACTAACCTTTAATTCACCCATTCGGCGCGACAAGTGGCCGCGCTGGATGATTAAGCTGCACGAATATCTTAAAAAGATATATGAAATACCTGTAGAAGAGGTAGAACCAGACGATTACGACCGGCTCAAACGGATAATATTTGAAAAGCTTGTCGCTCTGCGAAAAGACAAACTTATGATGAAAGATACGAACATATTCATCTATACCGTCAAAGGAGAGAACGGTTTTGGAGTTGTAGTCGACCGAAACAGCAAAAAAGTAATCACCTATTACCTGGAATAATGAACAATCGCACAAAAATCATTCTGTTCACCGCATTTTCCATCATCATCGGGCCGCTGATTATTTTGGGTTTCATTCTGAAACTTGCAGGAAGAATGCTCGATATACTTGGCTGGCTGTGCTGGATGGAACCACGCATGGCGCGGAAAGGATGGGATGAACTCGTACATAAAATCAAAGAATCATGGAGCACAAATTAGGAGAAACGTTTGAATTTGAAGGTAATACCCTCGAAGTTTCTGAAGTAGAAGACATAGAACGTCCATGTGTAGGATGTTTCTTCTTTGGAGAAGGACATCACTGCTATTTTGGAGGAATTGAATCTTGCATGGACGAAGACAGAGAAGACCACACTAACGTAATATTTAAGAACTCAACAAAAACAGAAGAATTATGATGCACAACTGGTTTACATGCAAAATCCGTTACGAAAAGACAATGGAAAACGGAATGAACAAGAAAGTAACAGAACCCTATCTGGTAGACGCTCTCAGCTTTACCGAAGCCGAAAGCCGTATCATCGAGGAAATGACACCTTTCTTTCAGGGAGAGTTTGTAGTTGCAGGTGTAGCAAGAGCAAATTATGAAGAAATTTTCCCAAGCGATGAGGAGTGTGCCGACCGCTGGTATAAATGCAAACTGTGGTTTATGACACTCGACGAAAAGACCGGAGTGGAAAAACGTACTGCAAGCAACGTACTGGTGCAAGCTTCCGACCTTCGCGACGCTATCAAGAAGCTGGACGAAGGAATGAAAGACACTCTGGCCGATTACGTGATAGCTTCCGTAGCCGAAACCGCCATCATGGACGTGTATCCATACGAAGCAGACCCCGATGTGAAACCTGAATTTAATGATGCAGACAGAAGATGAAAACAGAAAAGACCTATATCCATCGCCGCGTATGCCTTTGCCGCCAGTGCGGAGGAACCGGCACAGTGACCGTGTATGCAGAGAAAGATGTGCGTAGGGAATATCCCCAGCAGAAAGTGTGTCCGCAATGCCAGGGCAGCGGACGCATCTGGCTCAGCGGAACAGTAATCAAGCAGATTGAACCCTATGCAGAACCAGAACCTTAATCTGTTCAAGCCTCGCAGGGTGGCAGCCAAAGTCCATTACAGCGCAATCAATCAGTTTATGTTTTTATGGATCAAGCACAGCCGCCCATGCGACCTGAAGGTGCAACGTTCGAAGCAGAATCCGGAATACCTGGGCATCTGCTTCGATGTGGAAAACAACGACACAATCGACATGATGTGTGATTTAAAAACAAGTCTGAAAATTGAGATTATTGATTTATGAAAGTAGAAGATATTAAGCAAGAAGCTCAAAATAGGTGTGATAAAAGGTTTTCGTACTTGCATAATAGTGCTTTTTTTGATGGTTTTGTTGCTGGTGCTAAATGGCGAATAAATTCAGTATGGCATTCCAATACTGAGAATCCGAACAGGAATATTGACAAGTACTATAGTGGAGAAGCAATTTTAATACAGACTCTTGATGATAGATTTAATTTTGGGATAGTTTATTATGGTTATGGGTATAATGGAAATATGTATTATACTGTTACATGTATAGATAAAACATACACTATGGATGAGATAATACGTTGGGCTTATGTAAAAGATTTAACACCTGAAACGGAGGAATTTCTATGAAATGAATATATACTAATAAAGATGCAATGAGAATGATATCTAGTGATATTGCTGCTTAGCGGGTAGTTCTATGGGAAGCGTGACATATCAATAAAATATACAAATCAGATTATTCTATAACACTATATGAATTAGAATAGAATTTTTTAATTTTGCAATAGGTGAATAAATACAGGGTTTCTTTCATATTGTATTTAAAATAGAAATATTATGAGTGTCATACATATCGTACAAATTCAAAAGAAAGTAAAATATCTTTTTGAATCAAAAATAGATAAATCAGATATAAAAGGTAATGATTCTGAGCGTGATATAAAAATAACAACTAGATGTTTGGCTGCATATGCAATTTATATCAGTACAAATTGCTCTGTTGAAGATGCGGCTTCATCAGTTGTAGATGGTTCTGATGATAATGGCATAGATGCGATCTATTATTCTCAACTATCTCATCAAATGATTTTGGTGCAATCTAAATTTAGCAAAGACGGAAATGGGGAACCATCATCAGGTGATGTTGCAAAATATATAAATGGAATTAGGGATTTAATAAATCTTCGATTTGGCCGTTTCAATAAAAAAGTTAAAGAAAAGGAATGTTTAATAGAGCAAGCACTTTCAAGTTATGAGACTCATTACACAATTATTTTAATAGACACATTTATGTCTGCAAATTTAGCCATACATTCTAAAAGGCTTATTGATGACTTATTAAATGAATTAAATAGTACGGGGGAAGAAGATTCTGATAATATTGTTGATTTCATCAGATTAAATCAAGGTCGCGTACATTCTTCTTTAGTACAAAAAGCAGGTAGTTCTCCTATAGATATAGAAATTGGTATTAATAATTGGGGAGTAATAAACGAGCCTTTTAAAGCTTATTATGGGAGTGTGTCAGCAGAAGAAGTTGCAAACTGGTGGAAATTATATAAGAATCGTCTTTTTGATAAAAATATACGCCAGGTTTTAGGAAGGACAGATGTAAATGAAGAGATGGAAAAAACTATTAAAGAGTCTCCATCATATTTTTGGTACTACAATAATGGGATAACTATTATTGCTGATAAAATTGATAAAGCACTTGCAGGAGGTACTAACCGCGAAATAGGTACCTTTAAATTATCCAATATAGCTATTGTTAATGGAGCTCAAACGGTTAGTACAATTGGGAAATATGCTCAGCAATATCCAACAACTAATAATTTATCTGAAATATTGGTGCAAGTTAGAATGATCCAATTAACAGATAGTCCTGATGAATTTGGTCCGAATGTAACAAAATCAAATAATAGACAAAATAGAATTGAAAATAGAGATTTTGCGTCTCAAGATCCGGAGCAAATAAGATTAAAATATGAATTAGCTATAGATGGAATAGAATATAATATAGTACGTTCTGAAAAGACTCCATATGATATTGAGAAGTATTGTAATCTTATAGATGCAACGGTAGCATTGGCATGTGCCTCTGGGAAAGTAGGTTTAGCAGTACAAGTTAAAGGTGGCATTGGTAAATTTTATGAGAATTTGAATAAAGGGATATATAAAGAATTGTTCAATCCTCAAACAGAATGTTATTATCTTTATAATTGCGTGAGGGTGGTACGTGAAATTGAGTCTATTCTACAAAATAAGATTAAAGGTTTAGGAAAGAAGTCAGGGAAAAAATATCTATTATATACGCATGGAAATAGAATGATCGAAATGTTTGTTTTAAAAAAAGGATTTAAGGCATCAGAGTTGAAACATAAAGATTTTACTATAAATGAGTCTTATGTTTCTACGTGCATTAATAGAGTGGTGTCATTAATGGAAGATTTTATATCTAAAAACTATCCGGATAATTTCTTGGCTACTCTCTTTAAAAATACTACCAAATGTATAGAAATGGATGTATATGTTACTTCTCAATGGAAGACACTATAAATCCTCTCAATAGGGGTTTTGTTGCATTATCTGGTAACTGTTACAAAACAGTTACCGGATATTTTTGCATTTTCAGGATTCTTTGTCTCCAGTCTCCTTATTTCCCCATTTGTTTTTTCTCTTCAAATGTAAAGGCTTCACCGCATATTGGGCATATATAATCTCCCGTGTGCATTCCTAAATAATACTCTTTTTCTAACCCATTGGGGTGGGTACACTTTAAATCAGGATTTTTTTTCAACTTAGCTTCCCATGCATTTTGGAGCTCCTTTACTTTTTCTGTAGTCATTCTCATATTTCTTGATATTTTATGTTGTACTATTTGCCCAATAAACTTACAAAAAACATACCATCGATTTACTGATACGACTTGTTAATGAATAATTTATCCGTTAACTGCTGTTTTGGCAGTTTTTGAAGGAATTATTGTCATGGATCACCAAGGTAATGATATGTATGGCACTTTATGTGCTAATGAAGTGAGTACATGCTGTTGTACGAATCAGAAAACTTGTGTTGTAAATCTTAGTTTAGTGATGTACATCATAGAAGTCGAGTAGCGGTACTGTGTATAATTGAACATGATAAAATATTGTAATGCCAAATCTGTAATAAAAACCGTGTATATAGTAGTGATGTGTATTTTCTTGTAATGAGGATGCGTTGAGCAAGTTGTAACACAGTGTGAAAAGATGCATGAATATGCTGATTTGTGTGTGTTTTTTCGTATTTTTGCGGAAAGTCAGTAGGGTAATATGGTCAGGAAAAGTCGTCAGAAAATAGTGGGAATGAGCTATGCCTTCCGCGTGCAGGATATTGTGCGGATTTACGATGAGCATGCACGCAGCGGACTTTCCAACCGGGAGATTCTACGCCGCTATATCTGGCCGAAATACCGTATCTGCGAAAAGACTTTCTATAACATTATCAACGCCAGTGCCGATCCGCGCGTGACGGAACGCATCGCCCAGGCAGAGCGGCAGCTGACGCTTTTCGGTTAACAGGTCTGTGTGGCCTGGCAGGTGAAATCGCTGATGTCTTCCACCAGTTCTTCGTGGTTGTGGTTGGTGCTGCTTCCCGTGCGGCGGGTCATACAGACAGATTCATTTCGGACAGAGAGGAAGAAATTGAACAGGTGCGCATCAATCTTATCCAGCAAATCAAAGCGTGCCAGCGATTCTTCCTGAAACATGCTTCCGTCCCTTGCGCTTCCTTTCCATTTGGTGACCACATGCAGCCGGAACGGAACATCGGCCTGCTGGGTGGTTCCTCCTAATGTGCGCCACTGCACGGGTCGGAATTCGATGAACACAGCCGGAGTGTCGAACGGCTCTTCCTGTTCGATGAATTCTACTTGCTCGTTCCACAGGTCAATGTGCCGGATAAGCGGCTGTCCGTTTTCGTCCTTCAGTTCTTTCAGTGCTTCGGTCAGGCCGAGATAAAGCATACGTCTCATAGTGCGTCAAAGTTTTTAGCGTTATTGTAAAAGATTTCTTTCAGCAGTTTTTCCAGGTCGGGATGGTTCCCGATGAACTGGCGTTTGGGGATGGTGATTTTGCTGCCTGCCTTTTTCATGGCCATGGCACGATAGAACTCCGCTTCGGCGGTAAGCGCACGGTTCCGCTTGTTGTTGCGCGGTGCGCCGTTTTTCTTCCGTTGCAGGTTGTTACTGAATCCGTCGGTAGCCTTTCCTCCGGTTACGGTCTGATAGCGGTACCAGAAGTATTTCTTCATCTTGCGGGTTACGGTGATAATGCCGCCTTCGTTGTGTATCCGGGCATACGGCTCAGTCGTTTCTATTACCACACTGTCACGGTCGGTTACCCGCCCCGTGATGCTTCGGCGCAGGTTTCCGGTCTGGACAAGCAGTCCACGGCTCTTGTCATCATTAAATTTCCGGCGTGCCCACTTCTCATTGAAGAAGGCTTCCCGCTCAAAGTTCCGGTCAAACTCATCCAAAGCTGCTGTACGTATGTCTTTCAGTGTCTCCCTTACCAGCAGGTTGATGCGCCGCTGGAGGTCACGGGTTACCTGGTTTGATTTTTCAGCCATTAAGTATTGTTTTTTTATGAATTAATCGTATATTTGCAAAAGAGAGATTGACTCGAGGTACTGGGTTGGATTGCAGATCCTTCACTAAAGGCTTCAGTCGCTCTTTTTTCTTTTTTTTAGTTTCTCCACGATGGAATAAAACTGGCATCTTCCGTCCACCAGTTCCCGGATTACGGCAAATGAATCTTCATCGGCTATGCGGATGCGCAGGTAATGATATTTCATGACCATGGGATTCCCTTTTTCATCCGGACGTTCCAAAACGTGTTCGGCATCTTTCAGCAGATTAATCAGATTATAGACTGTTTCATTCTTTGCCCTTACAAATTTGTGAGGCTGGTTCAATGCTTCCTTGATACCGTTTGAGGTGAATTCCACCGGATTCTGTATTCCCTGAACCAGTACGGTTTTACCGACCAGTTTCTCTTTAGCCCATTGTCGGGCTGCTTTACGCTGTTCCTGTAACCTTTCTTTTCCGGCACGCATTTCCTGAAGCAGCCTGCACACCCGGCATACCTCATTGTCCGGAATGTCGGCAGCCAGCTTCATCTTGTCAGGGCGTACTTCGCACCGGTTGCATTTGCGCAGTGTGTAGCCGTTGTATGCCGGGAAGGTTGTCATCCGCTTGCCGGGGTTGAACATAAACATTTCCTGATACTTTCCGGCGGTAGCCTGACTGCCCAGATTCATAGCTTCCTGCTCGTTGCTCACGGGGTATTTGTCTTTGCGCACCTGTACCACCGTACAGCGGCAGTTCCAACCATTTGGCGGGAAATATTTGTCCCAAAACGGGCTGGTTATCGGCAGGGTGATGTTATGCAGCATCCGGTGGGTACGTCGTACACGTTTGTCGTACATGGTCCGGTACTGGAGGTTATATCGGTCGCCGTCCTGCTCGAATTTCTTCCATCGTGCCGCCATCAGTGCGGATGCCTGGGCGAAGTTGTATTCTGTTCGCAGATACTGCACGTTGTAGGCATCATATACCTTTTGAACATCATTTAAGAACTGATTAAACGGCTTGCGGTTTCCTTCCTCATCCAGCAGGGAGGGGAAAGCCTCGTTCAGTTCATGGAAGGTCTTGATGCCGCTGAACACGTAGTTCGATTCCTTCAGGCGTTGCACCGATATGTCATCCAGAGGTACTTCCTTCAGGGCGGTATCTACCGCATTGTCGAATATAAGCTTCTGACGCTCGATAAACTTTCTTACATCGCTGTCAGTAAGCAGTACCGCAGCATCTTTCTCCGGATTCTTATAAACGGTTTCAGTCATCTTGTCAAACTCACGGGGAAGTCCGGAGTCATTAGGTATTGTTCCATTACCTAAAGCCAGTATATGTTTTGCTTTTTCATTATCTAATTTAGATATATCAGCATAATCCAATATTTCTTTAGGATATACTTTTCCTCTTAATATACCGGATATCAATTCAGCTTCGAATTCAGATCTGTTAGTATAAGCGTATTCTGATAATTGTTCTTTGACATATTCTCTATTCAGGAAAACCCGATAACTATGTTGTGGACTGTCAAAACCTGGATTGATAATTTGGTCGATATAGTGAGCTAGCTCATGCAATACGACATTATCTTGAACAGCTCTCCCTTTAACTACTTCGTTTTGCATAATCTTTCTTAAACCACCCATTTCTTTAATTATAGGATGATTGTTGATGTAGATAATCTTACTGTCCGGATGATATTCCCCCAAATTTCCAGTCCCTTTTTTCCTGCCTTTAAGATTTCGCTCTTTTATTTCCGGCAAATCGAATCCGTTCTGAAGAAGTATCATGGCGGCTTCTTCACAAACATCCCTTGTCTGGGGGTCTGTAATGACTGATGCCCAGGTTATTGCTTTTTTTCTTATGTCATTTAAATCCACTGATAGAGAGATTGACTCTTTCTCAAAATCTACAATTTCGGCGTACCGCTGATGCAGCCCCTTGTAATCATCGGGGCTTAGTCGAAAAAAGGGTGTTCTCCTTCCGGTAATGCCAGCTTCTGCTCTTCCTTTCCTGATTTTTGTTGTGCCGTTTTCTTCACATCCGGAACCGCTATGGAGGAAGTGTCTTTCTTCCGCTTCAGCGGGATGTTGTATTTGTCGACAAAGTATTTTGGCTCTACTTCGTAATGCTCCAGCAGCAGACGCTCGTAAGCTACCTGCTGTTCGGGAGTATAGTCTACCGATTCATCCCACGCGAAGCGGAAACCTTTCAGCGGGAATCCGTGACGGATCATGCGGGGGATGAGCTGCCAGTTCACTAAATCACGGATGAGGTCGGCATCTTTCTGAATCAGGTTTTCCAGCATCTTGCGGTGCACCTCGCTCTGTGAAAGGCTGGCACCGTCTTCCATGGTCATCGTGACGGTAAGGATTCCTTTCGAAAGTTCCGAGTTGCAGCGGTCTATGCGCTTGTCGTACACATTGAACGCATCGGCACGGGTGCTTTCCTTCAGGTCGACGGTAGTTCCTTCGGGGAACAAGCCGTAAGCGGCTGCTCCCATGTCACGCAGCATCCGTTCAATACGGTCGTATTCCTTCGGGTCGCGGCTGGTGGTAGTAGCCACTCGCAGCGGCATACCGAATATTTCTCCGAACATGTCCCAGAACGAGCACATGTTCTTTTTAGGAATGGTCTGCTGGGCGCATTTCAGATACAGGCCCAGATTATGCGTGCCGCCTGCCTCAATGCACCAGTCTTTCATCTCGCTGTTCCGGTAGTCGTAGCCCACCTGCCAGGTGTCGTTTTCGTGGGTGATGATGACTCCGTATTCGGGAATGACATGAGTACGGGGAATCAGGCTGACCCGGTTGTAGGCCATCCGTCCGTCCACTTTCACCACGTCACCCAGTTCAATAAGTGAATGACCGTAGTAATTGCTTTCCAATGCCAGTCGCAGAAATTCCTTGAACCAGGGAGCTTCCAACAGTTCCGTCAGTTCTGGATTCTCCACGCCCTTCGCGTTGCAGATTTTGAAACTCTTGTTCAGTACGAATCCCATGCGCTGCTGCACGCATCCGGTCAGGTGCAGGTCGGCATCCACATCGGTATAGAGGTTCAGCAGACGTGTACGGTTCGGGTTGTCCACGTTGATGGCCATCTGCCATGCACGCCTCCAGTCAGCCAGGTCGCGCCGTGTCAGTGCTTCGGTAAGCAGCTGGAGCTTGACACTCATTTCCTTGATGCGCCGTCTTTCGGCGGCATTCATCCGGTTGAGATATTCTATTTTCGGTTTCTTTGCCATAGTCGTTACCAGATATAGTTGTTACGTTTGTCGGAGCCGTAGCGTATGCCGGCGCCGGTCTGTTCTCCGTCATCACCCGTAGGTTGCAGTTCGGGAAGGTTCATGACCGCATTTCCCGCCTGTACCTTCTCCAGATAGGCGACGGCGTTTTCAAACTGTTCCTTCCGGATTTCATACCCCATTTTCTGCGGCAGACTGAGCACCATGAAGTAGAGTGCCATGTCGGCCACCAGTCCCACGAGGTCGAGGTTCTTTGCTTCGCCTTCGGCGGTGAAAGCCGCCTGCATGTCATAGCGTCCGTCCAGGTAGCTTGCTATCCGGTCCATGGCACGGCGTTCGGCCAGTAGACGGTTGTCGTCCGTGGCCTGCTGGATGATTCTCAGCGCATCAGCGCTGACCTGTATGTAGTCTTGTTCGGTAATAAACATGTGGTCAGTTAATAGTTAAAAGTTAATAGTTAAAAGCTGTCGTTTTTACCAGGAGTTTTTAGGAGGTCGCCGTACGCCCAAGCGGGGTGTGAACGAAGTCTCACGGGTTTGTTTCTGTAGTTTGTATATGGCACCCTCGCAGGCATCGGGGAAGTCATCGTGTGCCCGGCTTCCCTGCTCGAAGGCCAGCGTCTGGTCAATTCCGGCACGGAGGTCGGTATTTTCCTTCAGCTTCTCGTTATAAAAGAAGTATCCACGTTCCCACAGCGGACTGACGGCTTCCACACGGGCAAACTTGTCGGGTTTCTTCCGCTTATCCGGACTGATGGGAAGCTGGTAGCCCCGTGCATCACCTTCGCGCTGGAATTCATCGAGGATGGTGTCCTGCATGAAGTTGGCTTCCATATAGATACTGACCGCTGTATCCTCAGGCAGTGACTCGTAGACATCGTAGAGCCAGCGAACCATTTCGCCCACGCTGCACTGGCGGCAGAAGGCACGCAGCAGATGCAGTTCCCGGTGTGAGGCGGTTTTCAATCCACGTTTGGGACGGCCTATCATGGCAGCAGCCTTGTAGTCGTTTTTTCCGGAGGATTTCCACGAAGGGTCGATGTAGAGCACAATCTGCTCGTAATATTTAAGCTTCAGCATCCGTCTCCAGCGTATCCACCGTTCCTGGAACACGGCTCCCTCGGTAATGGGGTTGTTCATATATTCCTTCTGGAACGAGCGGTACCCCATGAACTGCTCGCGGTCGCGCAGCTTTTCGATGGTGTAGAACTCTGGCCAGGCAGGATTCCCGTTGCGGTCGATGGCATTCACTTCGATGGTCTTCACGGTCGGCGTGTCAATGATTTTCTGCAATACGGAGTTTTTGGAAATCAGGTTACCCACCATGATGAAACGCCCGTCCTTTCCGCCGAAGCAGCCGAACAGAGCTTCTTTTATCCAGTTGGTCATCTCACGTACACGTGCCTCACTCCGGCACATTTCATCATCGTCCAAGTCATCCACCACGATGTAGTCCGGACGCATCTCCCGGAAACGCAGACCACGGGGCGACTGGCCACGGCCTCTGGAGAAAAAGGCGCACTGGTCTCGTGTGACGAACTCGCCTTCCTGCCACATGCCGCTGTTGTATTGTTCGCCAAAGTCCCGGATGAGGTACTGGTTGTATTGCAGTTCTGCCTGCAAGTCTCCCAGCAGACCGTCGGCACTGTCTTCACTCTTGCCCACCAGTACCATGACATGCAGTTCGCTCCGGAACTTCAGCCAGAGCGGGATGCCGATGTCCAGGTGTACCGACTTGGCATGACCGCGCGGCCACTTACAGACCAGACGCAGTTCCGGATGAGAGGGGATGTAGCGTGCCGCCTCGTTGTGGAATTTGGCATTCGGACACTGGCAATAATGCGACAGGTAGCGCTGGCAGAAACAGTCGTAGTCCTTCAGAGCACGGGCGATGTTCCGCTTGCGTTCCGCTTCTGTCTCTACCCGTTCCTGTGAGATCATCCGTTCTACCCGTTTGCAGTGCTCCTGCCATCGTTTCAGGGCTTCTTTCTTTTCCTGTTCCGTCATGATCAGCCTCCTTTCTGGGCGAAGAGTTCATTCAGGTAATCGTTGTGCAGCTGGTTTACGAGCTGGAACAGTTCGTTGGTCAGCTGAGGATACTTCTCACGGTTCGCCGCCAGCCAGTTCTCAAAGTCAATCATCGTGTCAATACGGTCTACCACGCTGGCCTTCTTTTCCAGTTTCTCGATGGCGGTGGCTGTCTTGATAAGCTTGTCGCCCAGGCTGGCCAGCATATCCTCGTTTCCCGGCTCGTTTGCCTTGTCGAGCAGGGAGTTGATGGAAGACAGCAGCTTGTTCACCAGTTCCGGACGGGTAATGTTGCGTGCCGCCTTCATCTCTTTCCAGCCCAGGGTGTTTATCCACCGGCTGAGTGTCTGACGGCTCACTTCCACTTTCTGAAGAATTTCTTCCTGCGAAAGTCCGCTCATGTAGAGCACCCGTGCCAGCTCCTGTTTTGTGTCGTTTTTAGCCATGTTTTACCTTGTATTTAATATTCGTTTACGACAAAGTTCATCCATTTTCGTGCATCCACGAAAAAGGGGTGCAACCGTTACAGAGAACAGTGCATCATTTACATACTTCTTTGCAACCGTTACACACTTTTTTGCCCGGACGGGAAAGGCAGAGTAAGTTTGCGTCAAACGAACGGAAAAATGGCAAAACGAATCAGAATATCGAACGAAACGCTGAACTGCTACGGCACGTGGATCCGTACCGAAGGCATCGACCTGACGCAGTTTAACCGGAATCCCGTACTGCTCTGGATGCACCAGCGGGGCGTGGTAATAGGAATGATAAAGGATATACGCGTAGCGGATGGAGAAGTGACCGGCGAACCCTGGTTTGATGAGGTACGCGAAGAATCGCGTCTGGCAAAGCAGCAATGGGAAAAGGGCACGCTACGTATGGGTTCGCCCAACTTCGAGATACTGGAAACAAGCGAAGATGCTGCCTTGCTGAAACCCCGACAAACCCGTCCTACCGTAACCCGCTGCAAGCTGATGGAATACAGCATGGTGGACATCGGCGGAAACGACGACAACATCCGGCTCTCATACGAGGGGCGGGAAATCAGGCTGGATGCAGGAGGCGGATGCGACCTGCCGCTGTTGAAGGAAAGCTTTAATGAAAACCAAACATTACAGACAATGAACGAACAACTGAAAACCATCGCCCTGATGCTGGGGCTGGCGGACACCGCCACACTGCAGGAAGTGCAGAAACAGATTAACGTATTGCTCGGCTACCAGACGGCCAACGCGACCCTGCGTACCGAAAAGGAGAAACTGGAAAAGGAACTGGAGACCTTGCGTCTGTCGGGCATTACCCAGCTGGTAGAAGAAGCCGTAACTTCCGGAAAGATTGAATCCGGGAAGAAAGCCCACTTTATCGAGCTGGGAAAGAAAATCGGACAGGAAAGCCTGAAACTGACCTTAGAAGCCATGCACGGCACGGTAAAGCCGTCGATGGTGTTGAACCGCGATACCTCGCCGACGGCAACCGGCGACTGGAAGAAACTGAGCGAAGTCCCGGCAGAGGAACTGAAGCTGATGCGAAAGGACGACCCGCAGCAGTACCGCAGGCTGTACAAGGCAGAATACGGTGTGGACTGTCCGGAACTTAACTGATTGTTGAACACAAATTAAAACACGAACATGAGAAAAGAAATCGTAAAATTCGTAACCGGCACACTGGTGAATGTGCTGATGAGTATCGTTATCCTGGCTTGCCTTGGAATCTCGAATGCAGGATTCTGGGGGCTGATTGTGGGCGTGGTGCTACCAATGGCACTGGGCAAGTTCCTGCCGAAAGGTGCAGCCCTGGAAGGTGTATATACCGAAGTGTGGACGGGTGAGCTGGTGAAGCAGCTTCGCGGGGGCATGACCGCCTCATTCCTGGACGGTGTGTCCGATTATTCGGCTGCGGTGAACAACGAAGTGGTACACCTGGTAGATGTGGGCGGCGACCCGGACGTGCTGATTAACAACACCACGTATCCCATCGCCGCACAGGAACTGGAAGACGGAGATATTGCGTTGGGCCTTGACAAGTTCCAGACCAAGAAGACTCCGGTATCGGACGACCAGCTCTTTGCCATCTCCTACGACAAGATGGGAAGCGTGATTGAGCGTCACGGCGACGCTATTACCATCGCCAAGTTCAAGAAAGCGGCTCATGCACTGGCTCCGAACAGCAACACGGCGAAAACTCCGGTAGTGCCCACTTCCGGTGAAGATGACAACGGACGTAAGAAATGTACCCGAAAGGATATTATCGCCTTGAAACGCAAGCTGGATGCCTTGCAGGTTCCCACCGCAGGCCGACGTCTGGTTCTCTGCTCAGACCACGTGAACGACCTGCTGGAAGACGACCAGAAGTTCCGTGACCAGTATTACAACTACACTACCGGAAAGATTGCCAACATGTACGGATTCGAGGTGTACGAATTCGAGAACTGTCCGTACTTCACCAAGGAAGGCACAAAAGTTCCGTTCAAGAACTCACCTTCGGGCACCGACCATCAGGCATCCTTCTGTTTCTACACCAAGCGCGTGTTCCGCGCGCAGGGTAGCACCAAGATGTATTACCGCGACGCACAGACCAACCCGGACTACCAGCAGAACGAAGTGAACTTCCGTCACTACTACATCGTACTTCCGAAGAAGATGGAAGCCATCGGGGCCATCTACAGTTATGACGGTTCTACTGCACAGACATCCGACCAGGAGGGAACGGCTGACAAGAACTGGGCTGAGACCAGACGTGAAGCTGAAGCCGCTAAAATGGCCATGGCTATGTCTGAAGGAGGAGAGAATGGCGTGAGCGGACTGGAAGAAAAGTTACAGGAAGACCCTGCAGCCGGTGAGGAACTTGAAGCATAAGGAGGAATAATTCATGAAACACTTTACAATGGGTGAACTTTGTGCCAGTACCACCGCCGACGCTCATGGAATCAAGAATACACCGCCTCTTCAGGAGGCGGGTAATCTGAAAGCCCTTGCCGACAATGTGCTTGACCCTCTTCGTGAATGGTACGGAAAACCTATTACTGTCAATTCAGGATACCGTTGTCCGCAACTGAACCGGCTGGTAGGAGGTGCGGCAAGCAGCCAGCATCTGAAAGGAGAAGCTGCCGACATTACAGCAGGAAGCAAGGAAGAAAACCGTAAGCTCTTTGATTACATCAAAAGCCATCTTCCTTTTGACCAGCTTATCGACGAAAAGAATTATTCCTGGGTGCATGTGTCTTACAAGCGCGACGGAAACAACAGAAAACAGATTTTAAAACTTTAAAGCACAACAAAATGAAACGGATTATCTTATTTTTCTGCCTGTGTCTGATTACAACACTGGCTTCATTTGCGCAGACCGTACTTCCGGCTGCAGAACCTGAAACATCGTTCCTTATCGACCTGGGAAGCTTTACGGGAATCGTAGCCCTGGTTTCTACCTTGGTGACACAGATTCTGAAAGTTGTTCCGGTTATTTCCGCAAGCAAGCTGGCCAAAATTTTGATTTCATGCGGTGTGGGCATGGTAGTATGTATTATTGTCTGGCTGTTGCAACTCACTCCGTTACTTACAGGCTATATCTGGTGGCAGGTGCTGATTTACGGACTGGCGGCCGGACTCAGCGGATGCGGATTCTATGATGTGATTAAGGCTATCGGAGCACTGTTTAAAAAAGAGTAGAGCATTATGGACTTGACCCTGTTACAAACACTGATGGAATGGCTGGCTCCTGCCGGCTGGCTGGTAACTGCCATTGCCTGGTGGCGTGACAGGAAAGTGTACCAGGTCCGTGCAGTGAAAGAAACCGAGGGCACTTACAAGGCTTTATATGACGACCTCAGTGCAACGGTATTGGAACTAAGTAAACAACTACGAAAACAAAACGAACGGAATATCAATCATGAAACGGCTTTACGCAAACTACATACCTGCAGGTATGCTGACCGCTGTCCTGCTATCATCTGGATGCGCCAGCAGCAGAAAGGCCAGCTCGGAAACCGTCCGCTCGGACAGCCTCCGAACGAGCGTAACCGAGCAAACAATTTACGAGCCGGTCCCGAAGAGGACGGCGACCTGCTCGGTGAGTGCGGAGCAGTGGCTGAACCTGAGTAAGCTTCCTGCCGGATTCGGGCTGAGCTATCGGAACGACGGTCTGAACATAGATATAAAGTCAGACGGAGAAGGTGGCGTGAACGTCACAGCTACAGCCGACAGCACAGGAAGACAGGTTACCGTCAAGCATACTGAAACGGAGCACCGGATACGGGATGAAACTACCAGCAATGAGGTGAAAGAAAGACGGCCCGGCTTACAACAGTGGATTGCAGGAACAATTATTGCGGTGCTGTTACTTTTTCTTATTTGGGAACTGATTAAAAAGTATTTAAACAAAAATCAAACTCTATAAATATTATGGCAGATACAAGCAACGGAATTATCTATGGAACCGCCGAGGTGAAGTTCAAAGCGACCGAAGGAATTGATAAAACAATCGGTTGGCTGGATGAAAACGGGATGCAGCCTGCGGGAAACGCACCTTCATTTATGGATGTATTCGCCGCTCAGGTTACCGACGGACCGGTAGATTCTATCTTGCAGAACCCAGGATCGGATGCCTTCACCATGAATCTGATTCAGCTCAAAGCGCAGAACCTGGTAGACATCTTTGGAGGAACGGCAGAAGATGACGGCTCATATACTCCTCCTGCCAACTTCGTGGCAACAGGCGTGCTGACCATCAAGACGCATTCCGGACACAGCTTCCGTGTATTCAACGCCCGACTGAGCCGTAACGGATGGAAGAACGGTCTGAACATGCAGAATGTATTCGCGTTTGGAATCAGGGTAGATATGCTGAAACCAGCCGACGGAAAAGAAAGACGCTGGAGAATCTATCCACCGGGTGTGGTTCCTGACACATCTGACGCAACCGCTGATGCAGAAGAGTAATGAAGACACAGGATATTGAACTGCTGGCAGGCGTCTCTCTCAGTGACGGGGGAATCAGCCTGCCGCTTCATACGGTACTTCGGAAACGTCCGTTCCGCATTACGATGAAGACACCTACCACACGCAGCCTGATACGAATCAGCAAGCGTTATCTCCGGATCGGGGTGACTACGGAAGAATATGATGCATACGACCTGGAGCAGCGTATCCGGTTTGTCTTCCTGCATGGAAAGGACATCAGCCGTATTGTGGCATACGGAATTGTGAGAGGGCCTGTACTGGGAAGAGTGCTGAACCGCATAGTGGCCTGGATGCTACGGGAACTAATGACACCCGACGAACTTGCAGTCGCCTGGAGACAGGTGCTGAACAGTACATCTACCACGTCTTTCGGGATTATTATCGCATCGGCAGCAGCTCTGAACAAGATGCAGCCCTTAGCGAGCCGGAACGAGAGCGCAAACGACAAGAGGAGTTAAAGAAGGGACATACGGAACCTTCGCATAGCCTTTTCGGCGTAGTAGGTCAGATTGCCACGGAAACAGGATGGAGCATTGACTACATTCTGGACAAGGTAAATGTAGTTACCCTTCAGCTCATGATGGCAGACATGCCTCACTGGGTTCCTCCGAAGAAACCGGACTTGAATCAGCAAATCCGTGAAATGGAGGAACGTGAAAAACAAAGAAACAGTCGCACACAAACAACAGAAAACACCAATCAGACAAAGGGAATGAACCCGATGGAGTTCTTTACCAATTATGCGGTAAAGGACTGATTATTCATCATTATAAATTGGAATCATGGCAGTACCCGTTGAACTTGAAATCTTCATGAAAGACTTGACCAAGGCCGGATTACAGAGCGTTGGCAAGAATGTGGATGATGTGGAAAATCAGACTCAGAAACTGATTGACGCATTGAAACTGGTACGTGCCGAACAGATTAAACAGCTTGAAGCGAACAAGCAGGCCGGAAAAAACTACACTCAGGAGGCTGCAAACGTGCAGGCTTTGACGGGCCAGATTAACGGATTGAAGGCCGGACTGAAAGACTTGCAGAAAACCAAAGAGGAGGTTGCAAAAACTCCTTCAATCGACATCGACACAGAAGCCGTTACCCGTAAGACAAACAACCTGAAGATGCAGTTCAGCCAGGTAGCAAGAGAACTTCCTTCGCTTGCCATGGGTCCGCAGATGTTTATCCTCGCTATCTCCAACAACCTTCCTATGCTGGCAGATGCCATTGCCGATGTGCGCAAGCAGAACGAACTTCTGGCCGCATCAGGACAAAAGGGTGTGCCGGTATGGAAACAGCTTGGAAAAGCATTGCTTTCCCCTCAGACAGCCTTAATCGCTCTAATTTCATTGGGTATTGTATATGGAAAAGAAATTGGTAATTGGGTTAAAAACCTTGGTAAAGTAAAAAAAGAACTATCAGAAACTCAACAGCTACAGGAATCATTGAACACTTCCAGAAGAAAAGGTGGAGAAGCTGCGTCTGAAGAGTCTGCAAAACTTAGAATTCTTTATACAGCCAGCCAGGATACATCAAAATCCATGAGAGAAAGGAATAAGGCTGTAGATGAGCTTCAAAAAATGTATCCGGATTATTTCGGTAAACTAAGCAATGAAGCCATTTTAGCGGGGAATGCCGCATCTGCATACGATGAACTGACTAAGGCAATTATACGTAAAGGTCAGGCGCAGGCTGCAGAAGATATTGTTGCAGATTATTCAAAAAGAAACTTTCAGTTGCAACGTAGTATTAATGCTGATACAAATTGGACAAATCAAAATAGAACTGCATACGAAGCCGCTTTGAAAGAACGTGATAAGATGTGGGAAAACTATCGTAAGGTAAACCAAGGAAGTTTCATTGTAGATAGTGCTGCAAAATCATGGATTAGCAATACAGCGGAAGGAAAATTGATTGAAGAATACGAGCGTCGTATGTCAAATATAAAGAAGTATTCTGAAGAAATTGCAAAGAACAACAAAACAGTAGAGGGTATAGTCAAACAGATAGACACATCGGCTTACACCACTGATTTCTCTGGTAGCTCCAAAAAGCAGAAAGAAGAGAAAACCGACTACGCCTCCCAGCTTGCCGATGCCCGCGTAAAAGCACAGCATACTACGGAAAAACTCCGCATACAGATTATGCAGGAAGGTATTGCCAAGCGTATGGCAATGGCCAAGCAGGAATACGATGAGTCTGTGGCTGACATTGACAAGCAGGAACGGGATATGCTTGCAAAAATGGATCAGGCACGAAAGCAGGGTGACAATATCCCACAGAGCCAGTACGACGATGTTAAAAATACGGCGAACACCAACCGTATGCTGGCAGAACAGGTGTATAACGAAAAGATATATCAGATTGAACAGGAATATCGCGACAAGGCCACGCAGAGCCTTATCGACTACAATAAACAATACGGAACGTATCAGGAGAAACGTCTGGCCATTGCAATGGATTACGCCCGAAAGATTGCCGCTGCGGAAACAGAAGGAGAGGCCGACGTATTAACCCGTGAACGTGACGACAAGCTGGCCAGCCTGGACTTTGAGGAAATGAAGAAAGGGATGGACTGGGACAAGATTTTTGGTGAATTGGAGCGTGTGTCTACTGATACGCTGGAAAGTCTCCGAGAGAAGCTGAAACAATACCTGGAAGGAATAGGCGATGACATCAGCCCCGAATCTTACAAGGAGGTAATGGATGCTTTCAATAATATAGATTCCGAGCTGGCAGACCGTTCCCCGTTCGAAACGATGAAGAAGGGGTACGAAGATTACAAGTCTGCGATGGAGGAAGTTCGCTCTGCACAAAATCTGTTGAACCAGACGCAGATGGGTGGAAGCGTAATTGTGGAAGAATATGACGAAGCAACCGGAACCCTTACACGTAAGCTGATTACTCAGGCAGAAGCGGAGGAAAGACTTCGTGCTGCTCAGGATAAACGATATAGTGCCCAGAAGAATCTGACGGATGCGGCCAATTCTATCGGACAGAAAGGAATGGCAATCGTCAATGCTGGAAACGACATAGTGGATATGTTAGGAAACTTTGGCGTAAAAGTTCCGGAAGCGGTGAGTGAGACATTGAACGGAGTCAGTCAGGTAATGAGTGGACTGGAAAGCATTGATTTGACAAAACCATTCAGTGCTATTACAGGGTCAGTTAGTATATTGACTGGTATAGGTAACACCATAGCCGGACTGTTTGGTTTCGGAGGTGCTGATTATTCCGGGTACGAGAATATGAAATCAAAGTATGAAGGACTGATTGACATTTGGGATTCGCTTATCTCCAAGAAACAGCAATATATAGACATTGATTATGGTGTAGAAGCTCAGAAAGCAGCCGAGGAAGCTAAAAAGCTGGTAGACGTGCAGATTGAACGCCAGCGGCAGTTGATGGAAGCTTTGTCAGGAAGCGGCGCAAGCATCGGTAGTCACTCTCTTGGATACAGGGTAAACCGTGGAATGAGTGCGCAGGATTGGGCAAGGCTTTCGCAGCTTACTGGCGCAAATATACAGGGATTTGGTGACGTGATTAATTTGGATGCGGATGTCATAGGTAAAGTTCTTCAAGACGAAAAGTTTGTGTCGGTACTGACCGCTGTCAACTCTGAGTTTGTGACCTACATTCAGAATATAGACAAGTATAGCGAACAGTTGAAGGAAATAGCTGATCAGGAAAAAGAGGCATTCACTGGAGTAAGCTTTGATGAATTCCGTGACAGCTTTGTGAGCATGATGTCGGATTTGGATGCTACCAACCAGGATTTTGCAGACAATTTCGAAAAATACCTTCAGAACGCCATATTCTCTTCTCTGATTGCTGGAAAATACAAACAGCAAATTCAGGAATTATATGACACATGGGCTACAAAAGCAGAATCAGGAGGTGAACTGACCAAAGATGAAGCCGGTATATTAAGAAACAAATATCAGGATATTATTAATGATATGCTGGCAGAAAGGGAACAGATAATGAAAGATTTCGGTTGGGAATCTTCATCTGCGGATTCCGGAAGCAGCCAGTCACCCAGCAGTGGTGCACTGACCACCATGAGCCAGGACAGTATATCCACTTTTGAAGGTATAGGCAGGAACATGCAGACGCATCTGGCCAATACGGACAAGTTTGTGCAGGAAATCCGAAACACGCAGAAGCAGGACAGCCAGACGCTGGCCACCATAGCCGGGCACACGGCACATCTGGTGGAGATACACGATATATTGAGTGATATGAAATTGAACGGAATACAGCTGAAGTAGCTTAATTTTTAACTATTAATTATTAACTGAAAAGTGGACCTGACTGGATACCTTACAATCAACGGAACGGACGCATGGAGGGAATACGGTGCCTTCCTGGGCGAAACGGAAGCAGGCGGACACGTGAACATGGATGCCCTGCTGCGGATGCCAAAGGCGAAGGATATTACTACCGTCGATTTCCGAGAAAGGAATGGGGTAGAGCTTCCTCAGAACCCGAACGTGAAGCTGGGTAGCATCGAACGTACCTTGCAGTTCTGGCTTCGTGGAAACTCCGCATCCGACCGACTGGACAAATACCAGCGCATGATGACGCTCATCACGTCGGGTATGCTTGCAATCGCCGTGAAGAATTACCGGACCTACAATTTGGTTTACCAGGATATGCCGGCAGACCCGGAATGGTACGAAAGCTACGAAGGAGACCGGTACTATGTGCTGTTTTCCGTAAAATTCATGGAGCCGAATCCCTCGGTTTAAACGACGTTTAAACAATTGTCAACTGTCAATTATCAATTATCAATTGTCAATTAAAAGAAGATGGAACTGAAAATATACGACAAGACAGACAACCTCCGCCTGACGGCCAGTCCGAACTCTTCTTCCAGTGTCACGGAAGAAATAGGGGGAGAATGCAGCGTATCTGCATCCTTCACCCATACCGAATACGTGCCGCTGGATGTGGATGACTACATCGAGCTGGAAGGCGTTCGCTACAGATTGAAGTCCCGTTACCGCCCGAAGCAAAAGAACACGCAGACTTATGAATACAGCGCGAAGTTCTATGCACCGATACATGATGCGGAAGATACACTGATGCTGTTCCAGGAAGGTGGGACCACGTCTGAATTCAGTTACGACGGTGGACCTCGTGAACACCTTCAGCTTTGGATTGATAACATGAATCGTCGTGCCGGTGGTAACCTGTGGAGCATCGGAACGGTTATTACCGCCGAAAACAAGGTGATTGATTACCGGAATGTGAAGTGCTGGGATGCGGCTTTCGGCAGCAACGGCATCGCCGCCACATTTGATACGGAAATGTGGGCAGACGGTTATGTGATTAATCTCTGCAAGGCTGAACGTGGGGAAGTGGTGGAGCTTGGCTACCTTCAAGGACTTACCAATCTGGCACAGGAAGATAACGGGGAAGTGAAATTCTTTACCCGTCTGTTCCCGTTGGGCAGCACACGCAATATTGATGCGACAAAGTACGGGTATTCCCGTCTGCAACTTCCAAGCCGGGAAATATATGTGGACAAGAACGTAGACTTGTACGGAGTGAAGGAAGAAACGGAAGAAGCTGCGTTTGCTGAGATATATCCTCAGTATGTAGGTACTGTTTCATCTGTACGTACGGAAGAGAAAACCAGCGAGGAAGGACGGAAGTACACCGTATATTATTTCAAGGACAACGGCATGAACTGGAATCCGAAAGACTACGAGATTCCGGATCTGGACTATATGTTACAGTTCCAGACTGGCGAGCTGGCAGGACGTGGAACTGACGGTTCTTTCCAGGCTGCATGGCATGAAGATACACGGGAATGGGAAATCATCAACGTGTACCCTGATGAAACGACTCAGATTCCTGGAGGTGTGATTATACCAAATCCAGGTGACAAGTATATACCATGGAACTTCGCCATGCCGCAGGAATACATCACCGCAGCGGAACAGGCATACAAGCAGGCAGTAGATGACTTCTTGAATACCTACAGCTTTGACCCAAACAAATACACCGGAACTACTGACCGGAACTACATAGAAAAGAATAATACACCGCTCCGCATCGGATGGAACGTGCGTCTGCTGTCAGAACTGTATTTCGGTTCTACCGGAGGATACAAGGATACACGTATTACAAAGGTGCAGCGCAAGTTGAATGACTTGTGCCAGGCTACGATTACCTGCTCGGATGAAGTAGGGTCGGGGTGGAAATCCTCGGTAGATAACTCGCTGAACTCGCTACGGTATGAGGTAGCCAGACAGGCTGAACAATATGTATATGATGTAATCCGGTCGTTCGATGAAAAAACACCGTCTGATAAGAATATATTCAGTGCATTAAAATCGTTGAAGACACATCTTCGTAAGGATGCGCCTGACCGGACGGAGTTTTTGATGAAGCTTCTTGGCGGTATCATATCTCCTTTCCTTACATCTCCTGACTTTGTTACTGGAATGATGGGTGCCGGCATGTCATTCTATAGCGATGAAAATGGTGATTCTGTCGGATGGATTGACAAACTGTACGTACGAAAGAAAGCCATTTTCCAGCTGCTCAGCATAATGGAGACCGAGCTGGCCGGAGCTTCCTTCATGTTCAACGCTTCAGGTGCCAGAGCAACGATTACTAAGGTAGAGCGTATAGATGCGGTTCCGTTCTATTATGTGGATGGTAGCGCGAAATACTATTCAGATGGCAGCAGAGCATATGTGCAGCCAAGCGCACATGGCGCCGTGTACCGCTGTTACTTCCTTGCAAACGATGGTGAGAAAGCCATCGAGAACCGTTTCCGTGTGGGTAACCTGGTACGCAGCCAGTCATTCAATATCAAATCCGGAGTCTATGAGAATGTTAGTAACCATTACTGGTGGCGGTTAGTCACTGCCGTCGGCGATAATTGGATAGAAGTATCTGTAAATCATTGTGACGAAGGTAGTGATATTCCCAAGGAGGGTGATGTGGTTGTACAACTTGGAGACATATCGGACACGGATTTCCAGTCCGCAATCGTGCTGTCTGCATACGGAGACGGTGCGCCTTCTCTTATCTTCTATCAGGGAATCAACAGTTACTCCCTCTCCGGGAAAGATATAGTCACGATTGGATACGACCGTGTGAAAAAAGAGGGATACTTCAATGTGTATGGACGGGCCTATATCGGTAACAGGGAACAAACGAATTACCTCAGTCTGTCTGACGGGAAGCTTGTCGGAAGATTTAGCGAACTCATGCTATCGTCTGGTAAATCAGTTGTAGAGGTAGCAAAGGACGAAATAAGCCTTGAACTGGAAGATACAGGAATCAACGTCAAAGATAGGACTGTAACGGTACATGCAGATAATTTCTTTGTAACCAACACATCCGGTGAACCGATTGCTGTTTTCACTACTGATAAAAACGGACGTCCGATTGTCAAGGCCGAATACATTGACGTGGACAATCTGAAGGTGAAGCATCTTGATGGTGCGGAGGGTTCTTTGGAAAGAGGCTCTATCGGAGGATTTGAACTGGCAAATGGCCGAATCGGTAGTGAAGCAACGGCATCCGGAGGTGGAGGTAGTTTGTCAATTTATAGTGACATGATTCGTGTAGGCGGCACAAGCTCTTATGTATTAATAGGGAAGAATGTTGTTCCGGCGACAGCTTCTGGTTTTACAGCTGCGGGAAGAATCATAAACAATCAGACGAATACGTATGGCGGATATGGTTTTGACGTGGCCAATTATGGGCTGTTTATTGAAGTATCTGGTGGAACGAAAAACTATGGGCTGAAAAGCAATGCTCCACTGATGGCAACTGCGTTTATTGGAACCAAGATCGGAAGGCTTAACATTACAGGCAGCACCTACAAGATTGATTTCTCACAGAATAATATCTTCTTTATATATGCCAGCAGCGCATATAATGTGACCCTTCCGGATGAGTCGCAGGTCGCAAGCATGTATGGCATGAGCAGCCTTCCGTCTGATTTCGGACTTATGTTGGTTTTCAGATGCCTTGCAGGCTCTAAAAACGTCACGTTGGCCGGAATATACGACCAGAACGGAAGTGTGCAAAGTTATACTTTGGCTGTCGGCGATTCAATAATACTACTGGTGGCTAAGGTTCCATATTTCGGATATTTTTTAATCAATTATACAAGCTGATGGACAAGGCAATTATAATCTACACAGTGTTAGTAATCTTATTAATCTTAATGATAAATTGAAAACGATATGGACGATAAAAAATACGATTCAAGGTATGACGGCGAAACAACAGATAAAATTCTGGACAATGCAAAGGCTATAATGGAACAGACTACAGCAGAAGATGGTGAAACGGTACAGGTGTACGATACAAACGGCGTTCCGCATAAAGTGTCGAAAACGGAGCTACTGAAGAAGTCTACACTGGCTCTCCCAGCTTTGGAAGACATCTCCAGTTTTGTGGCCGTGAATGCCGCTGGAAATGCCGTCGGAGTAATGACAAAAGAGCAGGTTGCGTCAGTTCTGGCGGAACTTAATGGTGGATTTATAAGGAGAATTCAAGTATCAGAGTCTTTTGATTCATGTATAAATCAGGGTGTTTACACGATAAACAAATCGACTTTCCCGTCGGCTATAAATTACCCTCCAGGAATAGTATATGGACTTTTAATCGTGTTTAGTTCAGCAAATGGATGGATTTCACAGTTTGCTCATAATCTAGAGAATAACACAATTCACACAAGAATAAGAAATGAAAATGGTATTTGGAATGAGTGGAAACAGTTATAATTCTTTCCATTCAGTCCATTGTCCATTACTTATTTTTGCCCTTTGATAAGGCGTTCCAGTAAATACCTCTACTAGTATCTGAAATGCACTTTGATCAGATTTCGCCGAAAGCAGGAAGCCAAAATACCCATTTGTGTTTGTTGAGCCATTCTCAGCATAATAATATCCATCTTCAATATTGTTCGCGTCAACCACTTTGCGTCCACGATAGGCGAAGGGGAATTGTATTAGTCCCGCCAGAACTGACGCAACCTGCTCTTTTGTCATTACTCCGACGGCATTTCCAGCGGCATTCACGGCCACAAAACTGGAGATGTCTTCCAAAGCT